CAGCCTTGATAGTCTCTGGACTTGGTACTTCTGTTTTAATGTCTTTTTTTACGGGTTCAGCCTTAATTGGCTCTTCCGTTTTTAAGGGTTCAGCCTTAATTGGTTCGCCACCTCCCCTCTTAGTCTTTATCTGTGCCGTGACTTTCTCTACGTCAATGTTATTGCCATCGAGTAAAGCGTCAATTTCATCATCTCTGCCGTCTTTTGCCATAGCTTTAAAATATTAGGTTACAAATATACAAGATATTTTTATTTCTGCAAACTCTTCTCTGCCTCTGCGTTTGCATGAGCCCTTCCTACTGTCTGAACAAGTCCCATGCTTCCCTTTAGCTGTATGAGTTCTTTCTCGCGCTCCTGCTCTGCCTGAGCATACTTCTCGTCAATCATCTTCTTCCCTTCATAAAGCCTCAACGCCTCATCGGTCTTTACTTTCTCGGTTGCCTGTAATAGTTTTTCTTTTGCCTCGGCAGCCTGATTAGCTTTATTTGCGTCCAGCTGCATATTCTCCCTCTGTAGCTGTAACTGTTTCTCCTTATTCTTTTTGCTTTTCATATTAAGGAATGCCTCTGCCCATTTAAGGTTTCCTGCCTCGCATATCCTGTCTATCATAAGGAAGTCTGCAAGGTTAATGCCTGTTGAGCCGTCTTTATCAGGGGTGAGTGCCTGCATCGCCGCCTTCATAATGACATCGCGCCTCTCATCGGTGGGCTTTGCCTCATATTTGATGTAATAATCGGCATCCACCACATCCGCACTTGCACTTATTATCCTTACTCCCATAGAGCCAAGTACGGGCATATATCCCTTATAAGCCTCTTTGTCGTGTTTTATAAGGAGTTGAATCCTGAGCGACATGTTCTTTGCCGTCCTTTCCTTGATGGTCAGATATGCTCCGTAGATAGGTCTTAAAGCGTTATTTGTTGCCGCAAGAGCCATCTTTGATCCTGTCACCGGTGCTTTCGGATCAGGACTTGATGCATCAGCCGCCTGATTTATCCCCGTTATATCCCTTATCGCACCTGCATTGAACTCCCAGATGTCAATAAATTCTTTTAATTGAGGGCCAATACCTCCGACTAATTCCTGAATAGGCCGGAAGTTTGCCGGTACATTTGCTACTCCCTTATGTGTTGTGGATTTAAAAAGCAATGTACCTGTCTGTGTCTTTATCTTTATAAGGTCAAGAGGATCAAGTTTCTTGCCTCCAAGTGCCATGTTCTGTAATGAAGTAAATTCTATTGCAAGCCCTGATGGTGCCGCCATAGCGATAGCGTTCTGTAGCTTATAGTACGCAAGGCACATCTGATGGATGAATGTCTCTGAGAGGCTCACAAGCGACCTGTAAGGCAGCTTATAGAGATGATAGGACAACTCCACTTCTTTCTTCCCCGGGCGAGGCACATCGAACTGCAGGCCGTCATCATAGATAAAGTCAGTGCCTATTATCCATTTAGCCTTATAGACGACTTTTATATCGAATTTCTGAGTCTTTTTCTTCTCCGAGTCCCTTACCTTTCCCCATTCCTCATCGAACAATATCGTTGTTCCAAACTGCGTCTTGCGTTTTGTCTTATAGGTGCTATTGACGGACATCCATTCCGCATCCATCACATCCACGAGGAAAGTATCATAATTGGCGCAATGCAGTTCTGAGTTGTAAGTATATTCCCCAAGCCTTATGTTGCCTCCAATGCCATTGTATTCCTCTGCAAGGTTCCTTAATACTTCTTCTGGCAGTTCGGGGTTGAGCTTACGGAGGTCTGAGATAAGAACCCTTATCACTTCACCACAATACTCCATATTATGACAATCCCAGAATCTTGAATACTGTCCTATGAATCGTGCCGGGTCAACATATCTTACTTTTACCTTTCGGGTGTATTGGTCGGTATAGTCTTTTGTTGCCAGGTACCCTATCTCACAGGCATCCCTGATGAGTTTCTTCTTCGTCTCTTTCCATTCGGATATATAAAAGGAATAATCGAGGGCTTCCTCTATCTCCATCTCCTTTGACAGCTTAAAGCCTCCCGCTCCGTCATATAACTCAAGTTCTTCAAGTGAATCGGGTATATACTCATCCGTCTTGTCCACCCCCATCGCATTATTGATATATCCAAGTATCTCCTTGAATTTCATGCGGTATTCCATATCCAAGCGGGCTTCCTCTTTCTCATTGGTGCTTGATGGGTCAACTGCCGTAGCCACCACCTGATGATCTGTCTGCTCAAGCATGCCTTCCACTATGCGAAGGAATTTAGGCATGATAGCCGGGACATCCCAATTAATATTCATATATCCCGTTGACTCGCCCTTGTCATCGCTCTCATCGAGTAGTATCTTCATGTATTGAAGAATATCCTGCCGTCCGGCTGCGAGATCCCTGAGTAGTTGAAACTCATCAATGAGGTCATAAGGGATGGCTGCGCGACCCTGTTTCCATGAAGCATAGATAGCTTCACACCATTTTCTCTTCCATTCCGTGTCCTTTAATTTAGGGTCTATGTCGTCCAACGGGAAGGGGCATGATGACGAACCGTATTTTAAAATGTTAAATGGCATCTCTACTTTAAATTTCCCCCAAAGTTAGTATTTATTTGGGATATTATAAGTCCTTTTCTTCAAATAATTATCAAGGGTGTATTCCTTCTCATCCAGTTTCTCCACTTCGTCATATATGTCTGCCGTGCCAAGAAGGGCATATCCCCCTGCCGTAAATAGGTCATAATTGGTCATGTCTTCCGGCCCATCAATATCCCTGCATTGCTCCAAAATCTCTATATGCGTCTCCTGTGAGGCTTCGTTCTCTATCCATGCATCAAACTCGCTGAAGATACTCTGTTTTATCTTCTCTCCCGTCTGCTCGCCGGGTGTCTTGCTGAACTCAAATGTCCTCGGGTCAATCCTGTACCTGAGATAGCCTCCGTATCCCCTCTTCTCAAAGTAATCCCATAACAGAGGCACATTTATCTCGGGGAACATCTGAACTCCATAATAAATGCACATCATAAGCATATCCTCTGCATAGATGTCTTTGTCGTATGTGCGGTATGAATAGGTACATACAAACTTGCGCTTCATGGAAAAGTCGCCGTCTTTGATCTTACCCTTGCGGATCACCGCACCGCCTCCATTGGACTTGCGGTTGCTCTTTACAATATTGAATTTAAAAGGGTCTCCCCCTGCACATCCCCATTGAGTGTTGCCTGGCATCCACGAGCCGTCTTCTTCGTTCCGGAATTTAAGATTAGCCTCGTAATCATTTAACTGATGGCTCACCCTGAACTTACCCTGCGAGTTCTCCACAAAAAGAACTTTGGTGTCTCTCTTGTTGTTCTCCCAAACAAAATTACCGGTTACTATTGCCTGTTTTGTCAATGACAGGTTATCAATATAAGTCTCCAGTTTATTCATATTGAATCCCGACGCCTTGGTGGATGTCCTGAAACACTCCGCAAATCTCAAGGGATAAAGCCTTATCTGTTCAGACAACTTATCCTGATCGGCAGTATATGATGACCGTATGTTCAGAAGATATTCTCTTGCTCCTATCTTCCTGCCAATGAACTCTGCCTGCTTCTTATCAGGAGTCCCTATGATACTCATGCCATAAGGGTCAATGAAGTCCTCCAACCCGTCATCGGCAGACATAAATAGGTTTACAAGCCCTGATTTCGTCTGTCCATTGAGGTTGCGTTCATAATAGTTGCTCATCAGGCATTGCTCCCTGAATGCCCTGCCTCCTCCTTTCTCCATCTCACCAACCGTGGATGTCTTTATGGTGAATCCTATTATGCTTCCTCCTATGGCAAGACACTCCTTTACGACTGCATGGCGAGCCCAGCAGTCAAGCCCTTTCTTTAACTTTCCCACTTCATCGTCATGGTGGAAATAGAGCTTATCACCGTCATAGGCGGAGGGGTCTGCCATCTCATAATCTATCTTGGACTCCAGTCCCATCTCTGAATTAGACAATGCTCCCCGTGATGATAGCCTTATTGCCGGAGGCGTAAATGACAGTTCTGTCTTTGGCGAAGTAGAGCCTTCATAATTAGGCTTAAAGAAGAACGGCAGTTGTTTCCATGGCCCCACAAGATGCTTTAGAAAACACTTGCGAGCCTGGACATCGTTCATAGACTGTATGCCTCCCCACGCCCCGAGTGTACGGCTTATAATTTCATAATTGATGCATTCAGCCTTATATGTGGCTCCCTCACGTCTGTGTTTGGGATAGTTGAATCCGTAGAATAGGCGATGACCGGTCTCTATCCATTCATATCTGCCCTTTGAGTCCTGTATGGCAAAGCCGTTCTCATCGCACCTGGGATACTTGGTTTCGGTATAAATCTTACGGGCAAAGAGGAAAAAACGCCTGTCCCTGTCACGGTATTTCGGCAGTCCGACATCAATATGCCACCACCCGCAATAGAAATAATGCCATCCGTCAATATATGTAGGCACACCGTTATTATAGAACCAGTAGCCGTGAAGCCTCCTGTCCCATTGCAGTTTTATGAAGGCTATCTCCTCTTCATAAATATCCGCATGCTCTTCCAGTTCGTTCCATATATCATCAAGGGTCTCATATTTGGATTGGAGTTCTTTCAACCTCCGAGGAATCTTCGGTGGATGCCACATCTGATTCTCTGCAGGCAGTCCCCAATTATCTATCAGGTGAGGCTCTGGAGGGTCGGGCAATAATATCTCTATCGGGATTAAGTCTTTATCCCCGGTATTGACCCAGATACTCTTCTCCGCATCCTGATACTGTGCGAGTATGCGGGGATCAATTTCTTTATAATAGCGTTTTAAAAGAGTTATGTTATTCATTTCAATTATGAATAAAGAGGGCTTTTGGAATCCTCACCGTTCTTAGTCCTGTCCTGCCACACTCCCTTGCACACTCTTCTGCATAGGCACCATCAGCAGACACATGATTGTGTTTGAATCCCACTTTTTTTGCCACATCCATCCTGACAATAAAAGAACCCATGTCAATCTTATTTTCTTTTATCTCCGTGTATAGTATTTCATATTGAAGGTAATTGTGAATCGTATTACAATAGACCATACCTACATCAGCCATGCATTCTCCCAAAAAATACTCCACAAACCTTGCCACATACTGATTGTCGTCATTTGTCATAAGAACATAATCGTCATATTGTCCTTCTATTTTTTCAAGCATCATCTTGCGATTAGAGTGCCCGAATCCCCCAATCCTCTCGCTTGTCTCATGGTAATCCACCTTCCCTGTTTCTGAATATAATGAGATTACTTTTTTTATTTCTTCCGATGCAGGACCGTCATGTATCACGTGGACAAGCCATCGTGCGTCTGTCTGTCTCATAAAAGAATCTATAAGCATCCTTAGCTCAATAGGTTTCTCGTATGCAACACAGATGACATGTAACATATCAATTATGAATAAAGAGGCATTTAGGGATATAGGCTACTTCAAGGTTATTTGCCCTGCAGTAATTGGCGCACTCCTCTGCATACATGCCATCGCCATTAAACTCAAAATGATTAAATCCTATCTTCCTTGCCACGTCAGACCGCACCATGAATGAACCAACGTCTATCCTGTCCACTTTTATCTCTGTCCGGAGTATGTCGTATTGAAAATGACTATGAACGGCATCACAATAAACGAATCCAGTCCTGTCATTACATACTTTAAGCATCAGCTCAACAAAAACAGGGACATAATAATTATCATCATTCGTCATCAATATAAAGTCCTGAACGTCCCCGTCTATACTGTCCAGATAGGCTTTTCGCATGGGATGGCCGAATTGCTGCATCCTGTATGGTGTCTCATAGAAATTAACCCTTAAATCATTATACAGACCAACAACCTCATGTATTTTGTCACTTCCAATACCATCATGCATTATGATGAGGTCCCATCGGGGGTCTGTCTGGACTAACAGACAGTCAATAAGGGTGCGCATTGATACTGGCCGCTCATAGGCGACTGACATAAAGTGTATTTTCATAATTCTTTTTTTAATGCTTTATTTATAGCTCTCTTAACGACTTCTGCATAATCGGAATATTCAAGTGCCGTCTTGTAATTCCAGTCTATCGTGTTCAGCTTCCCGTAATAGATATGAGGAGTCAGATTATTACAGACTTCAATAATCTCATCAACGCTATTAACCCTAATGATACTGTCGACATCAAAAAACTTTGATATGTTTTTTGCACCCCAATAAATAGGATAAACCATTGAAATCAGAGGATCAATCAGTTTCTCGGTAAATAAATTATCTTTCTTAAAACAGTCTATCACGATATGAAACATATAATCCATCACAACCTTTTTCCCAAAATGATCCGGCGGTAGCGTTAGAACCTTACTCATATCCACTCCCTCAAGGGGCATACGAGAGCCCACGTAGAAGAATCGTGGTATCTTTATCTCTTCCTGCCTTCTCCATAATTCATGTCTCAAGGCGTGTCCGGGGAAACAATTACGTGCAGAGAAGACGGACGATACTCCAAACGTCTTATTCGTTGAATCATTGGGTGGTACCCATGCAGGATAGCCGGGCATAAATATTGCCTGTGGCAGATGAAGTAAATCCGGCTCTGCCGTCAATAGGTAATTAAAACAATCCTGATGGTTATTTATGAAATCAATGAACCTGCCATCGGGTTCTATCGTAGCAAATATGCGAATAGTGTCTTCCGGAATCGGCTTTTGAAAATTAATGAACTCATCTTCATAAACCAATTCTATCTCCTTATCCGTGTCAATCTCAATCACGGCATCCCTGATCTCATAGAAATCGGCATATACTTTTACTCTTCCCATACAATATCAAATAATGGTTTTGCAAGGTTACAACCAAAAACAAATATATCGTGATGTGCTTGCATACTCATCAGATAATGCCCACCCCATCCCCTTTCTTTGTTTATATCCGACATGCGGGTTTGATATTCCTCCATGCGCTTCATGTAATAGTCAAGATTCCAGAATTTGTAATGCAATAATTTGTATTCTATGTTATTCAGGATGCGTATCCCATCCTTACTGCCATTTATATCCAAGGGATTTGACACGTGCGCCCCAGCCTGATAACGCATCTCCCCAACCTGATCCGGACGAAAACAACACATCTTCCTTTCCGGATTATGAACTGCCCCTTTTTGTGAGTATTCAAAAGGATGCCCATCGGCATACAGGGGAGCTTCAAGGGAGCTCATATTATAACCATACGGATAAATGACATTCCATCCATTCATATACACATCTGTCAGGTCAAGATCAAATACTGCAATGCCATTAATCATCCGCGCCCGGGTGAATATCTCATCGAAGTCAATGACGATAACCCAATCAGCCTGCCCCCGCGCCTCCTTCCAACAATTATCTTTTATCTTTACATACAGGTCATCGCGAATCTGATTACCTGAATCATTTTCTCTTATCTCCACCCGGGAGTCCTTGCATAATAACTCCCTGCAACCATCAGTAGATTGATTGTCATAGATAACTATTCTTTCAGCCTCCTTATAAGCTGTGAGAAAGTGTTTGACAAATGGTGCCTCATTATAACAGAGGGCATATACCCAAATCCTGTTGCGATATATCATTTTATTTTGTATTAACTCCATCAATTTGCTGTCCCCATCCAATGTGCTTGACATAACCTCCCATCAGTATTGCCGCACGAAAACCCATCTCGAAATACTTTCGTCCTATGTGGCATTCCGTTAGTGCATTGAAATCCCCTTCCGCAATAAACTGTGCAAAAGGAGCAACTAACTTGTAGTCTGCCATCCTGCGTAACCCGGGATTCCATGTGAAGCCATGCCATGCACCTCCAAGCGCATTTAATGACATCAGTTGGTACATCACATCACCGACAGAATAAACCTCCGGGTCAATCGGATGAGTATTGGTATCATAATGTTCCCTAAGCCATACTTGCATTATTTTGGGATTACTCTCAAGAATCTTTAATGACTGCTCCATAAATCCTTCCCGGTAGAACTCCCAATCGTCCTCAAGATGAAAGGCGAATGGTGTTTTAACTTCTGCATAAGCCTTGTCAATACTCGCTATCTCTCCGATATTATTCTCATTGACAATAAATGTCAGCTTGTCTTTTTCAATGTTTGCCTCGCAGAGATTTCTAATATCATCTATGGCACACTTGCAGGCCGAATCTTCAATGACGACATAGTGTTCGATAGGATAAGTGTTGAACTTCATAAAGCTCTCTATCGTGCGTTTGAAGAGGTGTGCCCTCCCGCACGAGATTATAACTACTGTTATCATTTCATATTATTTTTAGCGTTTTCTAACATCTCCTCACGATAATCAAAATACTGTAATCTTAAATCAGAATAGCTTCCCCTTTGAAAGGCTATCATCGGATAGCATATATAGCAATTCATCTGGCTGAGCCCTTCCCTGTAATACCATTCGTCAATCAGGTTATGACTGCCGGGGTTATAATGCCCTACAATGAATTTCCTTGCCTTGCCACTGAATAATATGGCATGGGTAGTATGGACACCTCCCCTGATATGATATAGGTTTTCAGAATAACGTTCCGCGGAGGTCTTTACGTTGCCTCCAAGATAAAACATATCAAAGTCTTCGGGTAGCTGGTCTATGGCTTTATTAAGTATCTCCAAGGCATCGGGTTCAAATATGACATCATCTTCAAAGACAAACCTGAATCCATCTCCGTCAACACATGCCAGGTGTGACCTTGAAAATCCCGCATTACCATCAAGTATTCCCGGGAACCTCTTAAAGTCTGTTATTCCTATTTTTGGAAGTTCTTCCTGCACCTCATCCCATCGCTCGGGACGGGAATCGAGATTGATTACAATAGAGTCAAATGATTCAAGTCTCATGTCTGTGCTACTAATATGTCATTTGGAGCAAACCCATCCTCAAATGTTATTTTATATTTTGAGTTGATCTCCATTAACTTCTGTTTCACCGATTCAATAGATATTCCCCAATTCTCCCATATACGTATATCATCCATCAGTATTGTATGGGTCTTTACCGGATGCTGTTTTATGGCATCTAATTCTTGCAATAAAGATGAATGATGTTCACCTATCGCCGTATCATCACCCGAATAATGAGCATCAAGCCAAAAGGTAACTGGCTCGTTAATGTCTTTTAATATTTCTGGCAATACTTCCGATGCATCCCCCTTATACAACCTTACTTGTAGTTCATCCTCAAATCTAAGACAGCAATTCTTATAAAATTTATAAGACAGTTCAATGGAATAAATATTTTTAAATCCGGCATCAAGTGCCCGTCTAATCCCATTGCCCACATGAGATCCTGTCTCAATAAAGATTGGATGCAGATACTTGCGGAATATTTCTATGGTTGCCGCCATATTACGTCTTTAAAAAACACATTCCATTGAAATAAAAATTGGCACAAGGTTGATGAAACCAGTAATCCGGTGCTATCACAATCTTGTTTTTGTTTTCATTCAGATATGAAGCCCACCACGAATAGGTGCTATTTGCTATGATATTATGTTCACAAAGGGACATCATAAAGAAGTCCTCATAGTCAATTCCGAAATCCATGAATACAATCCTTGGGTCTTTCAGGTTCTCATGGCACCACGGCAGGTCGTCAGAGAACACATAGATATGATTTATCTCCACCACATTATCTAAAAAGGCAATAGCCTGATTATAATAATCCGCAGACGGGAGCGTACCGATGGGATTCCAGTTAAGAAAATCCCCATGCCGGACATGGATGGATGCACTGTTTTCCCATGAATACCAATCGTGAATACGGGCTATGGCTTCCCTATTTGTAAAACAATACTTAATCTCATCAGAGTGGTTTTTGAAATATCTTTCATTCTGAAAATATCCTTCCAGACGCATCTCATCTCCAAACTTAATGGGCTGATATTCGCCAAAGACTTCTTTCCATATTAACTGCGGCTTCCATTCTTCGGGTAATGCAGGGATGTCTTTGCAAAAAATCTCACGCCAGGGAAACTCGCTATAATCCAACCGGAGTTCAGTATTGTTATCCAATGCCAAGGAATATGCTGCAGCAATCTGAAATAAGTTATTTCCTATCCCTCCCTCTATTTTGGCAGTAATCATTGGAAGATATAATTTAAGTCATTACAGAGATAGTTCTGGGAAGACATGATATCATCCCGAAACTCATGCAACCGTTCTCCTTCGCGGATGCTCGTTATCTTAATCTCCGACTCTTCATTCCCATACCTGTTGATAAATTCCATTGCAATATCATAAAGACGGAATGACTTCATTGGTATGGTATGTACTCCCGGAACTCCCTGCCTGTTGATGATAAATTGCACAAGGTCTTTTTGTGAAATAAAAAACCGCGTCATCTCTTTCGAGGTAAGACTGATGAGATTAGAAGTCTCAAGCTGTCGTTTCCATATCGGCAGAACACTCCCTGATGACCATAACACATTACCGCTTCGTATTGCAGTAAATCCCGCCCTAACAACCATGTCCTCCCCAATTCGTTTTGTCAGACCATAGGTATTACAGGGATTGATTGCCTTGTCTGAGCTCATACTCACAAGCCCACACCTGTTCCTTTCACATGCGCGGACTACATTCAATGTGCCAATAACATTAGTCTTTACGGCTTCCTGTGGCTGGTCTTCGCATATATCAACATGTTTTACGGCTGCAAGATGAAACACCTGATTCACTCCCACCGTGGCTTTGAGAATATCATCATAATCCCTAACATCCCCGATAATATAATCCGCATTCGGATATTCCTGTTTCATCAACACCTGCGCGTATTCATTACGTGAGAAGATAATAACATCCTGTCCGGTTAGTTGCCGGACAAGTTCTTTTCCTATTGTTCCTGTACCTCCGGTAATTAAGACTCTCATTTTTTTATTCTTTTATAGTAAGCGTCGCCCCAATGAACCGACTCATGCTTGGTTGCCATAATCTTATCAAAGCCTAAATCAAAAAGGTATTTATCAAAGTCATCAACAAGCATACAGTCTTCGTATAACTCTTTGTAGTTTATCTCGGCAATAATGTAATCTATCTTGTTTATGTTCTTCTCAAAGCCCTTTAATGCATAATATTCTGTCCCCTGTAAGTCCATAAAAAGGAAGTTATATCTGGACATGTCTATCATGCCTTCTTCTATAAGCGTATCCATCTTTCTTCCCTTAACTGTTATTCTGTCTGTGATGAGTACAGTAGGATAAACTTCAGAATGTAATTTAAAAGGAAGTAATGAGCTGCTTTGCCCTTCATTATTCGTCAGTATAAAAGGGAACTCCCCGTCCTGATCGCAGATTGCGACATTTATCGTAACGTCCTCTGCCGGGACGTTCGCCCGTAATCTATGATACGTTATGGGATTAGCCTCAATCCAACACCTGTTTTTTACTCCATACTTATCATATAACTGCCATGAGTTGCCGATCCATGCCCCAATCTCAATAATACCATGGGGTTTTGCATCTTGCAAAATCTCATCCATATCCAAATCCTGATTTAATAAAATATCTTTAATCATTTTGTCTTTTCATATCTGATTTTAAAAGGCGTATTTGTCGCTTCGAGAAACTCATTGGAATACTGGCCTCCCTCACACATACATATCCATTGTTCGGCCTTCCATCTCTCTGTGTGATCAAGGGTGTCGAGCCTCGGGAGCCTGTCTACATATCTCCTGTTAAACCACCAAAAGTTGCCATTATAATGAGCCGGAGAATGCATCCTGTTCACTGATGATGCTCCCCATGCGTGTTCCACCATGTGTCTATGCCCCTTCCATCTGTTAAGGATTGACTCATTAAGCCATGCACGGAGATTATTTTGTGCCACATCATCAGGTCTTGTGACGGCCTTCGTGTGAAAATAAAACCCCACATAGTCTGACTTATCTTCCTCAATAAGTCTCAGGGTCAGAAACTCATATTCAAGAGGGTCTTCAGAATAGGCTTCTATTCGTAACTTTGGATATATGTCAACAAAAAACTTTTGAAGGAGATTAGTTTGTAATGGAGTGCCAATACATCCAATGTTTATCTCATCACATTCATCATAAAGCCCTGATGTAAGGAGTATGCGAATCTGATCGGTAACTATTGAGAACCAATGATTGATCATGTAAATATGCCAAAAACCCTTAACTATCATATAGGTTTTTCTCCGTTTTGAATCTTCCTCGCAATATCCTCCGGCCTCAACTGCAACCTCTCATCCTCGAGATATTTTAACATAGTGTCTTTTACATAAGAGTTATTATCCTGTCCTAAAAGCTCCATGAGGTTATTTTCAAGTTCATCCCTGAGCTCTGCTAGTTTTGCAAGGCTCTTTGAGTCCGTAACTCCCGACTGTACCTCAAGCATGAGATTAAAATAAGCACTCTCAATGCTTATCTGATAACTATACTTATACGACCTGTGAAGCATCACATACTGGACAATCTTCCTATTCACAATCTCATTCTTGCCCTTTAAAAAGTCTTCTACCACGGAATCAAAGACACCTCCCTCTCCTGTCTTAAACTCGCAGTCATGGGCTACCTCAATCTTTCTCTTGAGGACATCAGTGAATTTTGTCCTATAAGGCGAATGGGCATCGTACATACACATCACGTATTGCATGACCTTCGTGTTATCAAGATCCTCCCCGGGATTTGCCCTGAACTCTTTTATCTTGCCGAGATCTTTGTAAAATTTTAAAATATCTTCTCCGCCCTGAACCTTTGTGGGATCAAAGCGCATCTGAATGTATTCCTTTGCATGAAACGATAAAATCATAATGAAAGTTGTAATTGTGAAATATGATTTTTAAATCGCTTTTCTTGTGACTCAAAGTAATCCTTGTCAATCTCATATCCCCAAAAGTCAAAGCCACCGTCATAACAGGCTATCCGACTACTGCCACTTCCCAAATGAGTGTCAAGAATCTTATCGCCTGCTTTGGCATAGTTCTTTAAAAGCCACTTGTAAAGTTTAATAGACTTTTGAGTAGGATGTATTTTTAATTCATTTGTGCGAGTTGTTGCTTCTTTATATATTCTTGATGTGGTTTGAAAAGATGTCCAACAATATTCAAAAGCAGAAAAATTATCAAACGGCTGGTCTTTATCCCATATACAAATTCCTCTCGTAGCGGGAAGTTCAAAATAATTGCCGCCCCATATACATTGATTTTTGCTTACCCTAAATAATTCAATAAAATATTTATCCGTAGGTTTAACATCCCAATCAGTATTCATAGAATTTAATACTCTGTTTTTTAATTTTCCTCTTCCATGAACAGAATCATCGGGCAAACCATACGGCGGGTCAACGATAGCCAAGTCAAAGAAGTTATCAGGGAACTTCGCAATCCCGACCATACAATCAATATTCTCAACAAAACTTATCATAATTTTCCAAGTATATTTCTTCGTTGAACCCTCCAAAAGAGTTTTCCTCCGTCAATCTTGCTATGCAGGGGATATTGAAGCGGAATGTCATTAATCTTTTTCAGCATTATAAGGTCACAATCTGTTACCTTAACACCCTCGTCAGTATATTCCGGATCGCAGTAACCCCTATTTGGATTCCCGACATATCTCACGATGCCATAACTCACTTTTGTGTTCGACTGGGTATTCAACACCACCCTCTCCAATCCAACCTTTTTCATCCTTTCTTTTTCCAACTGAATAGCCGGGTCTTCTGATGGCTCTACAAGGATATAACCATTGATAGGAGTTATGAAGTCATCGCCATATTTGCAATAGATGTTCTCATAGGAGACAAAAACATATCTCTCGCCATCCTCAATGATATATTTTCTAAACTGCGGATTAAGGGCATTGACAACTGCCAGGTAATACACCACCACATGATCTCCTAACTCCACCTCCATATCGCAATCCCATGGCATCCCTTTATTTGGAACTCCCGTATATCTCAGGTATGAGGGCAATCCATAAACTATCCCCGTGACGGTTATGTTCCTCTCCCTCTCATAAGTGTCATCCACATAAAGGGTGAATCCATTTTTTAGCTTGATAGAGGTATTCTCCGCATCAAGTTTTATCATAACCGTATTTGGGAGTGTTCGCTTATAATTCATTACTTTCTTTTTTTTCTTTTTGAAGATAATAACTATAAAACATAGCATTGCACATTATATGCCCAATATGATGCAATCCGCTTTCCTGATCTATTTCCTCACCGTCAAATAACTTTGCCAGATGCCTTTGAAGTGATTCAAGAATTTCTGATTTATCAAGTCCTTTTTGCCAGTTCTTTGGTTCATATTTCTTTGCACCATATTCCAGAACTTCAATCATTGGTTCAAGAGATTCAAAATGAACCAATGACCATTTTCGTTTTCCGGCATTATACCTTAAACCCTTGTTCTCTGGCATATAAAATAAGTTTGGTTAAATCAAAAAATACAGGAATATTAAGCTTATTAGCTTCTTCTATTTCTTCCTGCGTACCATGTGATTTCTGCCAGTTACCCTGAACTAAAACAGCATCGGAAGCCCTCAACCATGCCATTGAATAATCATAAAAATCCTGAACTGTCAAATCATTGGTATGATCTTCAAGTACAAAATGATAATCAAGCCACGGGCTAAAAGGTGCAAATCCCTGATGCAATAATTGATAAGCCACATGGTTTCCTTTGCGGATATTAGAAAGAACGCCTAAAACATTGTCCGAACTATATGGTCCGGCAACATAAACTCTCATTCTTGATCTATTTATCATAATGACTTTGTTTAGTTATATTCTTTTCTTTTCAGGTAATCAAGGTTTCTCACGCAGACAGTCTTGCCGTCTATCTTAATAAATTTAACCAATCCTTTTTTTTCAAGATTTTTGAATCGCAATGCCATTGCCCTCTTGTCCCCTCTTGACATCCCTGCAAAGGCTGGCAGTTCGCTTTTTTTAAGATTTATCTTCTGATGATGATAGACGACAATCACATAGTCATTGACGACATCGGTTGCCATGGGACGCTTGTTGTTTATCCTGTGAAGCCATCCCCTGAGCCTTTCTATTGCCGATATTAACCGCCTGAACATAACGCTTACAAAATTAAACTAATTTCCTTAAAATGCAAAACCCCTCCCATACTGAAACGAGAAGGGTGCTATGCAAGAAAAGCAGATGTACCATATCGGCAATATGGCATGACAAAGGTAATAAATATTTTGAATTACATTTCATGTCCTATTGTTTCTTCTTTATATTCAAATGCCTTTTTAAATAATTTATATAAGGTTTTATTAATTAATTTATTTCCAAACGGAAGAGAATAAAGGAGTTCCATGTTATCATATTCTTTAAAAGTAAGCGTGTGTCCATGCAGTATAAAAATAAATCTTATTTTCGATTTGGGATTGGGATCGGATTTTTTAAAAGTAATAATATTTTTAAAAGGTGTTTTGTCTCCTTCCTTTTTTAATGTTTCAATTTCAAAATGACAATGTTCACATAATGTCACCATTTCATTATCATTATATTCCCATGGTTTTAATCCATCTCTGTATTCAATATGATGAACATGAAGGGTTGTTTCTTCATCTGAACATTTTTTACATTTAAAATTATCTCTTTGCATAATTTCCAATCTCTTCCTTTGCCATTTAGGATGATTTAAAAGTTCCGAATAAGTTTTTGTTTCCATAATCAATCTTCTTCAAGTGTATTGTCTTTTTTTTCATATTCCCCAATTTCAAAAAATTCTCTATTTTTTCTTTCGTTTTCTATTATCCATTTTTCATAAGTCAAAATTTCTTCTTTATTTTCTTCTTTAAGAACATTATTATCTTTATTATCCTTATTGTTTGTGTTACTTGGTAGCTCCTTGGTTGTCACTTGGTTGTTACTTGGTTGTTCTTTTTCTGTTTTTACTATTTGGTATCTCCCCCAATTATTGACAGTTACGATGGAATATTGGTTGTTACTTTCTATTGAAATCATATCAAATTCCGGACTTGCGAATTTTTGCATCCATTTATATATGGTTGAGCCGTCAATATTGAGTTCTTCTTCTGCCTTAAATCTCCCAAAAAGGAATTGTCCTGGCAGTATCTTTACAGTTGTTTCTCCCCTTCCTATTTTAATCGGAACAAATCTTTCCTTATAGCTCGTTCTGCACAGACACCATATCCATATTTTTAATGCTGTCTGATTTGTAAACACCTGACTGTTTATTATACTTCTGAATAATCTCAATGATCCTTCTTCAATCATTTCAATAAAATAAAAAAGCCGGTCTCAAACAATAAGCCCACTCAAGGAAGGGATCAGCCAAAACCTCTTGTGGGTGTTGCTTGCCGAGACCGGCAATATTTTTAATTGAATAAATTTTATTTATCATCTGATCCCTATTACAATGCAAATATAATTAATTTTCTTTACCCACAGTACAAGTATTTAATTATTTTTAAAGAATTATTAAAAAATAACTATCGTATCAACGGCTACCCATTGCGTTCCGTCCCAATGACATCGGCAGTATTTATATTAGCGAGGATGAAACTATTTGGATTTTTTGGATCTATCCTTACAAGCGTTCCTGGCTGAACTGATTGTCCTGAATTATTTCTTAACCACAATGTATTCATAAAACTATTTTTAAAGAAGTGATCCCGGCGATATTGGAAAATATGAAAACTAAACCTTAACTAACCTATGAAAAAATCACTCCTGATGTCTAACCTGAAAAGAACGGACCGGGATCACCCTTGAGCTTCCGGACGGAATCGAACCGCCAACCAAGTGATTATAGATCACTCGTTCTTCCAGTTGAACTACGGAAGCATGTTTGCGGAGTTAAAACGTCATCCTCCGCTGATGCCAGCCAACGATCTGGTCAATAAGTGGCAGATATTTAATCTGACTTTTTCACGCTTCGATCCATAACCCATGCATAGGTATTTGGCCACATATCTTTAAAGAACTTTATTTTGTTGTTAAAATCCACAACAAAGATATATAAAAATATTATATTTTCATTAATTCAAACGACTTTCTGCACTGTTTTACATTTTATCAAAGGAGATGGTATCACAAATTGTGACACCAAAATTGAAACTTATCCATTACAAACAAAAATGTTTCATCAGTCCCTATAGACTTTTCCTTTATGAATCCTGAGGTTTTCCACATTAAACTCCCTGCCGTCAATGTCAAGATAAGCAAACCCATGGTTCCAGTTATTAAGAAGAGCCCATTCCGGGTGAAGGCCACAGAGACACCCTATAGACCATGTGCCCATCAGCTTCTCGTTAATATCTTTTTCTGAATGGGAGCTTGACCTATGATAGTGCGATACAAGAGCAGATGACAGGGCTTTAAGAAACAATCCCCTCGCAGCATTCACGGCAGTAATCACCCTTGACTGAAATTCGTGGCCATGGATAATAGGGAGCCGTCCGGCATAGATGATCTGTTTCTCTACAATGGTTACGTTATTAATTCCCCTCATCTTGATTATGTTGCCGAGCTTAAACTCTTCCATATCGAGGAGCTCAGGTGCTTTTACCCTGAGATATGCCTCAAGGCGCTCTTCATGGTTTCCGAGCTTCCAGTATATCTTTGTCCCCGGGAATGTCTTTTGAAGGAGCTCAAGGAATCCCACCCATAGCCATAGTTCATCATTAAGAGACCGCTTGCGTGGATCTCTTTTAAATTTTGATAGCTGGTAGTAATCGAGTCCATCACCATTGATGAGGATGAAATTCAGTTTTCTGTTGACGGCATGGTTTATCATAGCCTCCACCGCTATCTTATCATGGTATGGCGCATGGGTATCGGAAAAAAGAAGCCCATGCGTCTCTGATATATGGACGGGTTTCCAGATGTCGCATTCCGATTCAGGGACGCTAAAGACATTGGGCTTTCCTGCAGGACGGTAGAACTTCGTATTTGTTACTTTATCCCTGTTTTTATTGCCGTTCTGCCCTATATAATCCCTTATTATGCCCCTTACATGTTCCGTATTATGAAACAGTTCGGAATTTTCAGCGTATATTTTTTTTGCCAGCGAGCGAGCCGCGGCATCGGGGAATCTTTCAAGATACTGCAATACTACTTCTCCGGTTAGTTTTGCACTGCTTTTCTTCTTCATATATTATTCTTTTTACAAAAGTCATCTATCCTTTTATACAACTCAATATTCCTTTCTATCATCCTCAGCCTTACAAATGACATCACATCAATCTGTTTCTTGAGTGTGCCCCATAGGTGAATATAACGATATTTGGA